CCAGGCCCAGTGTCCCTGGTCAGCGCCATCTGCTGGACGGAGATTTCAACAGCCATTACTGCACCTCAATCGTGAAACAAAACTGGATACTGAATGCGGCTGTCGCCGGATACACCGCCCCGTCAGACCGAGCAATATCCAGGGTAAAACCACCAGCGGTAATGAGCATATTGGCGTACGGCACACCACCACCAAAGATGGACGCAATACCAACCCCGACGCTATTTGCCACGAAACCAGGCGGCAGATACATCTGCAGATTCGTCCCAGACCCGCCGACTGTGGTATTGACCAACCGCACTTGCCAGATAAAGGTTTTGCCAACGAGTGTGAACCGATTGACGCTCACACTCCCGGCGGTCACCGTCCACGTCGCACCGGCCGCCCCAAAGAACCGGGCTGCATCAAAGGCAACGTCTTGCCAGTGGCCAAGCGCCACCGCACGTTGTTTTTCGTAAATATCAGCCCAGACAAGCGCATTGCCGCTGCGAGCCAACGCCAATGGCACGGTCGGAGCCGACGAAAAGTCATCGGTCAGTGTCCGAAATTTGAGTTGTTGTGCATTGCCAATCACGTCATACGCACGTTGATTCGCAGGCGCACCAGTTTCAATGAATCGCAAGATTGGAACAGCCGCAGACAATATTTGTGCCTGTATAAACGTATTCGCCTGATCCTTACAGGCCACGTTACCCACCGACCCTGTGACATACGCATCGCCAGCAACATCGATATTGCCTTGTCGCCCAATCACCACGCCGTTATTTTGTGGAACGCCCACATCCGTCTGTGGAATAAATCGTAGCCCTTGGCCCTCGTTACTGATCCTGAATGTCCTGGTGTCCACCGGCACTGACACATCCGTCAACAGGAGTCGTGGCCCTGGCGACTTGCTGAGTGTTTGATCCTGCGTAAACACATTCGGCTGATTCGTCCACGCCGCATTGACCAGCGTGTCACCGCCGCCGATTTCGTGTGTGGCATGATGCGGCCCAGGTACACCTGCCGCTGGTGTGGCAAACGTCCCATCCGCCCGCAGGAAATTACTGGTGCCACCGGGATAGCCCGCGAGATTCGTCACCGTTACCGGATCGGCTCCACCTGCACTATGCCGGGGCGCATGATTCGCAGGAGTAGCAAACCGCACATCGTTACCAGGCGCGGCCTGATTCGGTCCCGTGCCGAGCGTGCGCAAACTACCGGTTGTAGGAACCGCATCCACCGTCATCGCATCCGCGCCACCCGGTTCGTGCGTGGTGCGATGGAGCGGCAGATTGGTCAGCGGCAGTTTCCCACCGGGCAAGATCGCCGCAATCGCCTGCGTCACCGCATCGTTGATCACACTGCCGATAGACTTCAGCGAATCCTTAATGACCTTGCCGGTGTTGCCGCTGTAGATCGCAATGTCATCCGGCGTGGCACCCGCTGGACCGACCACATCACCCGTGCCGCCACTGCCACCGCCGGTTTTCACGCCGACCAAGAGCGTCAACCGCCGCGCCCAATCGAGCCACGGCCGCGTCATCAGCTCGCCGCCCATCTGTCGGTCTACAACCGGCGACAGCTCTGGCACAAACGGCGTGGACTCCAGATCCGTAACCGTGAGCTGCGGATGCAGTCTGCGCTGATCAACCATCAGTGCTTCCCTTGTTCGATAGCCAGATAGCCATCAATTAGGTGCCATGAAATCTGCGAGGTCATCGTGATTTCAAACATGCGATCCCGCGAGCGTCCCAGCCGCAGCCAGTACGCCCGTGCCTTGTACTCGCCAATCATGCCCGCCGACACCCACTGCTCAGGCGACCAGGTATGGCCCCGGTCATCGCTCCACCGCAGCATCATCTGCGGCGGCGTGGTCTGCACGATGGGTGGCAACGGCTGCAGCCCCATTTCCATCTCAAGTTCCAGCCGCTCGAAAAACAGCCATTGATTTTCTTTGCTGATGTGCGAGGTTCGGCGCAACCGGCGGATCTCGTCGGTGTTGTCGAGTGCATAGCGGTTCGACCAGCTATAGAAATTGCCGTTGGCGCGATCCCCAACGATGTGCTTGTCAAACCCACGGCAATGGCAGTTGGCCCGGTGTGCCTCCCACTGGCCGATGGTCACATTCCAGTACGCTCGTTCGTGCCAGAGTTTCATAGCCGCGTCGTACACCCACGTCGCTTGTGCCGTGGGGAACGTCAGCACATAGAAGTTGTGGCCATCTTCCTGGTAGGCAAAACCGATAGCGTCTGACGTTTTCTCGTACCGCCGCCACGCCGTTTCGCAGGCATGAGTACTGACCCGCTGCGGCACGTACTGTCCTGCGCTCACGACCATCCGATCCCCATCGCGATTCGCTGCCAGCCAAATCACCTGGTTGTCAAACCGTGTCGGCGTATCCGGCGCACCGCAGCCCATTTCGACAAACACACCCTGAATCGGCGCGAACGGAAACGAGGCGGTCCCGGCGTTGTACCAGACTTCGCTGGTCACCTGACCCCATACCCACAGCTCACGGTGATTCTGGAAGGCGCACACGATGTTGTCGGCACCCATCGAGCGGATCGCCTTGTCAGCCGCATCCCAGGTTAGCCCGTTGAACAGGCCGGAAATCTGGAACGAGGTGTTGGTTGCGACGATGAAATAGCCGTCGAGAAAGGTGCCGTTGACGGCTTGACCAGACGGGAAACCGGCAACAGTCGTCAGTTCAGTAAATGCCCCGGTGTTCGTGTCGTAGATGTAGCCATAGCCGCCGCTGACGATGAACAGTTGATGGCCCTGCAGACCGTTACTGCGCATCGAGGCACGGCGACCGTCGTTGGCGACATGCCCGAGTACCACCGAGCTAAAATCGGCCTTGATTTCAAAGAGTGTCCCGCCCGCCACCGCATAGACGCGCCCTTGATCCGAAAACTCGCCGCGCACCGGACTATCCGCGAGCGTGCCGAGATATTGCAGCCCAGGCGTCGGATAAAGCACCATCCCGGCTTTGCCCTGACCTGACTCGATACGCTCACAATAGAAATTGACCGAGCGCTCCGCATCCGCCGCCACACTGCGACTCTCATACGACGCGCCCACAATGGGAATCCGCGCCATCAGTCGGTACGCCAGTCCCAGCCACCACGATCCCCGGTCGCAATCCCCGCTGGCATCCCGAGCAGTCGCGGCCGGAAATTCGTGCGTTGGAGTTGGGCTTTCGCATCAATCGCGGATTGCACCAGAGCGGGATCGACCGGTCGGCCGACTTCCGGTGCCAGCTCCAGCGCGAGCGCATCACGCAAGGCCCGCCAGTAGCCAGGCGGTACGGTCAGCACCGTACTCAGCGTGGCCGGGGTGTTGACCGTTTGCGGCAGATAGACCAGCAGCGAAAAGGTACTCGACGGGCGCGGCCACAGCATCAGCGAGCCGACCGGGTAATCCGCCTGATAGTAAAAATGAGTCGCCTGTGTGGATGTGAGTTGCTTGACGTGTTCCTGCTCCCATTCCGTCTTGAACATCGGCGTCAACTTGTATTCGATGGGCGTCGAACCGGGCAGCATCCACGACACGGAATCGATCCACGCCGGTCGGTTGGTAACCGGGATCATTCCGGCTGGCCCCACGGTGTAGAACGGCTGATTAGCCAGCAGTCCCGTGGCTGTAGTCGCCACCTGGGTCCACAGCGTCAGGTTCTCGGTTGACCAGGATTCGACCAGTTCGTTGAGTCGGGCGAGACTGTCCTGCGCCAGATCGGCAACCGGTGTTTCAATGCCGCTAATCGCGCCGATCCGCTTCAGGGCAGCGGTAATCAGATCGAGCGTGGTGCCGGTCGCCATCAGAGTTGATAGAGCACCACAAGGTTGGTTGCGGTCGTGCCGGTCGCTTTGATGCGCCGGGCAGCAATCGGGAGCCATGCGCCAGCGGGTACTGCGGCCAGTACCACCGGCATAGTGTTGTCCTGCATAACCGCCGCGACATCGCCGCCGCCGCCGACCCAAATGCCGTCGCTTGGGCCTTCGGGCAGATCCAGCGTGTCACTGGGCGTGATCGGGAGCCATCGGTTGAACTGTTCCACGGGATTTCCTCCTGCAACGAGTGTCCAGAACGGCAAGTCAGGACGGCGGGTGCCGCCAGTGGCGGCTTTGAAATGGGCAGTAATTTCTGCGGGTGTCAGCGCACGCGAATAGATCGCGACTTCATCGATCCGTCCGTTGACAAAATAGGTCGAACTAGCATCACCGCTGATCGTGACCACATCGGTACTGGTCACACTATGGTTCGCCGCCGCAAAGGACTCATAGACGCCATCCACCGCATAAAACACGGCGCTTGCCGTCGCGTTATAGCCCCAGATCAGATGATGCCATGCGCCAGTCGTAATCGGCAGCGTGCTGGTCGCATACGTACTGCTGTCATTCCCCCAAAACAGACACAGATTATTGGAACTGACAATAAACGCTCGCCATCCCGTCGTGGTCGTCAATTGGCCTTTGCCAACCACCGCGAAGTAGCCACCGCCAGCCAATGGATACACCCACGCTTCAATCGTGTACGAGCCTGCCAGAAAATTCAGGGCCGCAATGTTTCCGGCGGTGATCCGTCCCGTAGTGCCATTGAACGTCATGGCCTTATTGCCATCGGCAATCGCGCCGGGCTGTGCCAGCGTCACACCGCCGCTGATGGTCCCATTGGCCCCGCCAATCACATCCACCGCTGTCGTGCCGCTGCCCTCGCCCAGCCGCCAGTAGTTGGATGCGCCGTGCGCGATGATCAGGTCGCTATACGCGCTCATTGTTTCACTGCCGCTGGTGCGGTTTCGATGTGCAGATCCTTGAGCGGTCCCCACTCCTTGCCGAGACTTTTCAGTTCATCGGCCGTGTGGACAAGCTGCGTGATCAGCGCCCCCGGCTGGCTGTTGACGTGGTACACAGCTAATGGAAAATCGGCAGGCCCGCTGCTTTCCACCGCCAGCGGTTGATGCGGATGGCTCTGCGTCAGTACCACGTTGTCTGGAGTTTTCGACATAGGCGGATTCTTGGGGGGACGGCCCCGCCGTCGCTGGATGGGCCGTCCCTCCGCATCGAACTGTGGATTGCGCGGCTGTCGGCCTATGGCCACACCGCCGTACCCTGTGCGACACCGCCGGTACCAACCTGACGCCACGCATTGGCGTTGATGTCGAACGCATCACCGGTCAGCACGTTGATGACCGGCAGGGCCACGACGTTGTTGGCATTGGCCGCACCAGCCGGATTGAACATCAGGAAGTTCTGCTGCGGTCCCGTCTTGCAGTTCGCCCCGCTGTTGTGCGCTTCAGCCGGGGTACCGGAGTAGCCGCGTGTCACCAGCCAGAGCGTGGTGTCAGTCGGAGACACCTGAGCGAGCAGGAGAAACGCTTCCCGGTCGGCATACGCCATCTGACCGGCGACGACGGTCGCACCCGAGGTGAGCTTGATACGGTCATCGGTGACGCTGACAGCAGCGGCGAGAGTCGTCGCGTTGAGCGTGATCGCAAACGGGGTGACTTCCGCCAGCGGATCGACGTGGGCGCGAGGATGCTTCTCGTCTTTGGCGAAGTCCTTCGCGTCTTTTTCATCCTTGTCGTGCGCGTGCTTGTCGGTATCGTGCGCGTGTTTGTCGTTGTCTTTTTCAATCACGGCAGTTCTCCCTACGTGAAGGTGACGCCGACCGCTGAGAGCGGCCGGAATTTCCCGTTGAGTACTTGCAGAATGAGTGTCCCGCCGCCTGCGCCGAACGTGCCGACCGTGGCCGTTCCCGCAAAGCCGCCGCTGGGCGTGACGGTATGCGCCCCACCGCCCGAGCCGAAGATCGTCATCACCGTGCCTTCATCGCCGGTTGTGGCAACCGGCAGTGTCAGCGCCCGAGCGCTGGCGCTATTCACTTCGACAGAGCCGTTCTGAACGATCAGCGCCCCGTTGCTGGTGAAGGTTTGCAGTGTCCCCGGTGCCAGGGATAGCTGTTCCGGTACCGCTTCGACACTCGTCTGCCACGCGCCATTGCCACTGACCATGTAGGCGTCACCGGTCAGGACGTTGATGCGGGGGAGAACGATTTCCCCGTCCTGTGACGACGCGCCTTGCGGACTGGTCAAGAAGAAATGTCCCGGCGGTCCCGTAAATACCTGGTCATTCACGGCATGGGCTGCGGCTCCCGTACCGCATTGGCCGCGCATGACTTGCCAGATTGACGGGACCGCCGGAATCGGTTGCGTCTGCAACACCATCGCTTCCCGGTCGATGTAGGCGACGTGACCCTTCTGCAGCCCTGACCCGCTGGCGAAATTCACCAGCGTGTCAGCAGCCGAGAGCGGGGCCGCAATCGTGGTGCGATTGAGTCCTGCAGCCATAACGTGCCTCTAGTTGTGGACGCGCACGGCCATTTCCGGTCGCACAGTCTTGACACCCCACAGGATGTCGAGTCGGGCCGGTTGGCTGTCGGTCTGGATGTCGTACGCCTTGACGATCCGAATGCTGATCCCGAGCTGCTTATCGGACACGCGATCCGCCATCCACACGCCTTGCGGCTTTTCGAGATCGACCATCACCATCGTGAAGGCATCCCGATGGAACCCGAGTCCGACCGGCCCGGTTGATCCGGCGGTCCCCAGCACGTTGATGGTCGCGCCCGAGGCGGGCGAGTTGGTCACGGTCTGATAGGGACCGGCTGTGATGATTGACGGCGAAATCGGAATCACCGCTGCCCCCGCGCCGTCCGATGCCGTATCTGCCGTCACGACGAACTGCTGCAGTGAGCCGGTGGACTGACGGCTTTGGGGATTGACACCGTAGACCGAGGTCGCCCCCGAACCGATGGTGAAGATGTCGCCGCGATTGAGGCGCGGTGCCGCTGCGGCAGTGAAACCGGTGACGGCCAGTGAACTGCCGGACTGGTTGGCTGCGCCGACAACCGGTGCGCCACCGAGAGCGCCGACTGTATGGCGCGGGACGTTCTGATCCATCGACCAGGTATCCCAGCCCAACGTGTCAGAACCAAACATCGCAGTGCGGTACTGTTTGCTGATTTGATTCGGCGCATTGAACAGCGCCATGTTGGCGTTGACAATCGCGGGCATGGCATCTTCCCCGATAACCATGTGGCGGTCGCCGTCACGCGGCGTGGCGGTTTTGTCGAGCAGGGAACCCGCCTGCATGTAGGTCAGGGACGACGTAACCGGCGTGCCGGGGACACCGACCGCGTTGTACACGTCCTTGTAGAGCTGTCCCACCTGATAATCCACGTCGTTGACGACCGTGGCAATCGCGGGTGCGATGTACCGCTTGGAGTAGTCGTCAATGTCGAGCACCAGTTCTGCACTGGAGAACTGCAGATCGACACCGGTCTGGAACTGAATGGCAATCGGGACGGACGTTTCGACCGATGCCTGGGGCTGAAGTGCTTGACCACGACGGAGCAGGTACTTGACCGGCATCCGCGCATTGACGACCGAGCCGATCTTGGCGCCGGTCTGGGCGAATTGATCGTCGTAGTCGGTGTTAACGAAGCCTGCGAGTTTCAGCGAGTTGGTGAGGATGCGTCCCGCTTCGCGGGTAATCATCCCAATCGTCAGATTGACGTTTGCCACGGTGGAGCCTCATCTAGCCCGTCCTCTTTTTCTGATCGATGGCATTGCGGCGTTTGACGTAATCGCCCAATGAAATCTGATCAAGTGAGGCGGTCGTAGTGGTGCTGCCACCCCCGACTGGCGAAATGGGAGCTGGAGCCTGTGAAATGGGGACTGCTTTCTTCGCGCCAGTGGACTGAGGTACTTGTCCAGAAAGCAATAAGAGATGGGCTTCCACAAGCGGATAGGCTGCTGGGCCGTAGTGGCGCGTCAGTTCTCCGAGTTGGTCGGCGTCGGTTTTGTGGGTACCGAGCCAGTACATGATGTCGGGGCCATGCGGACTGCGGGCGGCGATTTCCGCCATGACGGGCGAGAGGCGCACGTCGCTGTTGTGAATGACTTTTTCTTCGTAGTCCGGATATTTCTGTTTGGCGGCTTCGGTGCGTTCGGCTAAGCCGCCGATTTGCTGCTGGCGTTCGGCATCGGCGCGTTCCTGCACCGAGCGCTGCATCGTCGCCTGAATGCGGGCGTCGGCAATGCGTTCCGCCTGGTAGGAAATCTTCGCATCCATCCAGTCTTCGTAGGTTTTGCCCGCCGCGAGCCATTCTTCAAGAATCGGCGGTCGGTCAGACTGCACGGGCTGCTGGGGTGTCTCAGCCGCAGGCTGGCGCTGCCGAAATTGCTGCAGTTCGGCTTCAAGCTGCGCACTCTTGGCAATCGCCGCATCCCGCTCGCGCTGCGCATCGCTGCGCTGTCGGTAGACCTGATCAAATCGGGTTTTCGGGACCGATTTGCCGCCCTTCGGTACTCCTTTATTAATAAGGTCGTCGTCGGCCGGTTCTTCCGCCTCGTCGGCGGCTGGTTTCTCGGCTTGGTTTTCGCCCGTGGCGCGGCGTTTGACGAATTCGCCTAACGGCGCCTCATCGAGCGGCGCAGGCTCAGCGGCCGGTTCCGGCGTGGCCGGGATAGACGGCGGTTGGGCCGATTCTGGTGGAATCTGCGGATTGTGCTCGTCAGCCACGTATCTGTTCTACTTCTGGATGGACACGAATCGGTCTAATTTGCGTATCGGTCAGAGTTGACGCATT